TCTTTTGTGTGAGGGCTTATTCCACGCAAGGGTTACTCCCCTTTCGTGAGCGCTTCTACTCCCAACGCTTGCATCGCCTGACTGGTGGTCTTCGGTGCTTCACTTTCCCACTTTTTCATGATGTTGTCGATAACCTGCTCTTGCATAGTCAGGTTCTTCTTATCATTCGCAGTCAAGTTAGCTGCGGCTCTGGGATTAAGCTTGAAAGGCTTCATGTTCCTAAGCGATTTGGTTAGCTTCACGTTGCTTTGGAAGTTTTTGATCTTTTCAATAGACTTCTTGAGATCGTCGGCGGAAATTTCGCCCTTGTTCACTAAATTTTCAAGCTCGCTAACATACTGGTCGAGTTCTTCACCTTGAGGCTCCGCTGGCTGCATGCCCTGATCGGCTGGAGCACCTTGGTCTGGGGCTGGAGCACCACCTTGATCGGCTGGAGCGCCTTCTTGGCCTGGAGCAGCTCCGGCTTGAGCGTTGATCTGAGCTTCGATAGCAGCTTGCTGCTGTTGCTGCTGAATCATCTGTTGCTGCTGAGCGTCAAATTGGCCTCTTTGGTAGCCCATTCTGAAAGCCATATCCATGGACGTAACCATCTGGGCTCTCAGGTCTAGATATTTTTTCTTATAATCTACTGCGTCTTTCATGTTTCATCCTCTTCTATATGATCTTGCATCATCATTCTCAGCAAATCATAAGCGTACGGCCTATCAGCATAGTAAGCTTGAACTGCCACGGGATTTGCTTGCATCAGAATGTTCATGTTCTGCATCCAAAACGGATCTCTCGGATATTGTAGCATAGGATCCAAAAGAGCTGCGGGATCTTCCATGAAAGCTTCTCGGATTTCGCCAACTTTGAGAAACTTGTCTGCAATAACTTGCCAACGTTCATTGAATGGAACCGATCCAGCAAGTCTTTCGCCGATAGGATTCTTGTCTACGTTACCGAGAACCTCGTCGTAAGTCATGTGCACAGGCATGTCCTGCTGCAAACGTAAGGATTCCTGTTCCCTGCTCTGCGCATCGAGACCGGAAAGCTGAATATAGCAAATCTGCGACAGCTCTGGATCAATAATTGGTAAAAGTTTTTCGTTGAAGAACGCCTGGAACTTCAAAATAAGTGGCCTTAGGCCAGTATCACGGGCAGCAGTGAGCTTGAACTCATTACTAGATTCGCTCAGTGTTTGCTGATTGGTTCCTCTCGACAAGTGGCCATAGCCAGGAAGCTCGTCTGGAGAGATATTGAATGTAGAAAGGATATTTCTTGCGACTTGGTCGTACAGGAATTGGAATTCTCCATCGCCAGCACTGGAGACCATTGGCAGCCAGTTCACCTCGTCCTCTACACCCACACCGAACACTGGGGCTCGGAAGGAGTTGTTGACATTGTTGATAGAAGCCATGAAGTCTTGGCGGATCTTCTGAATCGTAGCCTGGTCAATCTCTTCAGATTTAACTACAAGGATACCCTTTGCGGCGCGACCATTCTGGAAATACAGTCGATTGTACGCATCGATTGAAAGGTGAGTCGTAATAGAGCTGATACAGGTATCGATCGGAGTAACTGGGTATCCAGCATGTTCAATGTCGGTTGACGGGAACATGTTGTACACGATAAGTTCATTCGGAGTAAAAGCTTGTACCGGAACCCCATCGATGTTTTGAACGTAAGCGTAGTTGTCAGCTTCAAGCGCTGCCAAATCAATGTGAACGTTCTCGCCAGCCAACTCTTTCAGACGCTTGATAGAGCTGTTTCTGATGGATTGAGCGCCTGCCTCATTGTCTCGAATCACATTGTAAATCGTGCCAGCATCTACTGGTCGGAAAGAGTGGAACTCTCGGCGACGCTCTTGGCCTTCTTTTTGAGGTTCCAGCTCATCGTAAATAATTTCTGTAGCAAATCGACCAAAAGAAAGACCGTTTCGAGCCTGTTGGTCCAAGAAGTCTGACAAGCTCATGTGCTCGTTTGGATCCAAGCCTTCATTGCTTCCACAGTTTAAGAGAATCTTTTCTAGTCTTTCAATTCTCTCACGGATTTTAGACATTTGTTCAGGCTTAATGTATTGCTCAAACTCTGGCTTAATCTCAATTTCAAATCCGATGTCAAATCTATCTTTTCTCTTATGGCCATGCATAGCCATCGTGTTGCCGCGAGCGCGAAGAATTGACGCAACAAGGTGGTTCTGAACGCGAATGAGCTTGATGACTTTATCTGGAAGAAGTCTTCGTTTGGTCTTAAAGATTCCAGAGTAGTCTGAGTTCTCGACGGGATCTTCGTAGAAAGCAAGCTTGACGCCTTCTTTCTTCTTTTGTTGTCCCGCAAAGATTGGGACATTTTTCATCATAGGAGATAGTGGGCCAGTGCTGCCGATCTCGGCCTTTTGTAATACGGTTTGTAGCTGTTCCTCTAAAGAAATAGCATCGCCACCAGCGTCCGTTAGGATCTGTCTTAGCGATTTTTGATCTGGCTTAGATGTACTGTTCTGATCAGACATATTACTCTACTGATGCAAAATAGACGGTTGCTGTGTCCAAACTATTGTTTGTTACAGAAAACGACCAAACTGTTTCGCTCTTTAGGAGCATTCCAGGCTTGACTTCGTTTCCCGACACAAGAGGCTCTACCTGTCCTTGTGATGCATCGTTCACACTTACAGCGAGCTTCTTATCTGATTCTAAGTATATCATCCTCTTGGCATCGCTGTAGATGTTGACAGAATCGGTCGTGATAGTTTCGGCTGGTAGGGATGAGGTCGAATAAAATTCAACCTGATTGTCTTGGGCAGCAGTGACTTCGTAGGATCCCTGAGTTGCTAAAGAGAAGCCTCCGAAAATATTGATCGTATCTCCCGCCTGAACTCCAGCAGCACTGTAGATTCTGACCTGATCAGCAAATCCAGAACCAAGGGTAACTGGGCCTTCAGCCGTACCATTAGCATTTTCCACGGAAAAGCTGGTAGCGTTTCTAGCGATTACGGTAAAGGTTCCCTGATTTCCAGAGGCAAACAGATTGCCCACATTGACTTTGTCGCCAACGACAACGCCGCCAGTAATCAGATCGAAAAGGGTGCCCACAGTGCTTTCGAAAGTTACGACGTTTCCATTTTTCGTTACCGTAACCTGAGTCGTGGCATCAGCACCAGTACTTCGCGCAGTGCGAAACTGGGGAGCAGTGCCACCCACATGCTTCAGCACGTAGGTACTTGAGGTACCAGCTTTCAACGCGAGTTGATACTGTGTAGTGCCATCTTGAAGCAGGGTACGGGTTCCGTCAAATAGAGTCCGGCTTTCTCCTGGGGCTAAAGAAAATTGTAAGCTTTGAGGCTTCTCGACGCTCATCCCTTGAAAATCCCTAGCCCACTTGATCACATTCAGACTAGGATTGTTAGACGAATTGGCGTCTAGGTAACTATTTAAACTTAATAGAAAATTCATTTTTGCCATATTTCACTCTTCAGCTCCTACAATAAAGATTGCGGCTCAAACGTCCCAAACTAGCCCACCCTTCTTTTTAGTCGTTTCCTGAGGATTTGTGGTAGTATCTGTCACCCTATTCTTGATTTCTTGATGTAATTGCTCAGCCATTGTGGGCTGAACGCCTGGTTGTTGTGGCGGCGGATCACTTCCTAAAAGGATTTTACCTGAAGATTTTGGACCGTGAACGTTCTGGCCGATATATCGGAGCGCATCCATAACGTCTGCGAATTCCTCATCGTCTGGGTGTTTTGTGGGATTTCCAGCATTGTCCAGTTTGAAGTGGTGGACCTTAAACCCTTGAACTAACTTGCGATTTTCTTCTGTATCCAGGACCAAAAGTCTTCTACGGCCCATCGTGTCCACGATTTGCGACCGAATGGCCTCGATACCACCTAAAACGTCTTTGGTGAACTCTGGGCCTTTCATTCCAGCCTTGGTGAAAGTTTTGATGTTGGCAGGGGAAGCGTTGTCGTAGAACCATTTCGAGATCTCATACTTTTCCTGGAATCTCAAGCCTACCATTTTGAAGTCGTGGATTTCTAATCCAGGGCTCCCAAAAGTCTCGACGATAAAACTGTATCCAGACGCAGTCACGGCCATGACTACGATAGTGGCTTCATGAGTATATCCCCAGTCAACACCAGCGTAAAACTTGGCTCCGAGACGCTTCAATGTCTGAATAAATTGCTCAAGTGTAGCCTTGACGGCCTTTTCCCCAGTAATTAGTTCGTACGCCTGATCGATACTGACCACGTTCTTTTGAGCGTCAAATCTAGGATAGACCAGTCCTTTCGAAGATGGCTTCCAGCACATCAACTGAGCTTCGGCCATGTCGGGGCTCACTTTTTTGAAAGACTTCAGGACCGCAGCAATCGGCTTGTGTAGGTTCTTTGTAGAAGTTACTGGCTTGTCCGCAAGCCGTGTCTTACAGACAGGGAGGAGCTTACAATCTAAGCATCCAGGATGTGCTTTGACAAACTCCCATTCGCCGTGCTCTTGCGGCGGAAGTGCGGCGTATTCTTCTGGGCTTATTGTTCTTAGGGGTAATTTTTTCGATACGTAAGCATCAACCCTGGACTTATCGGGATTCGGCTTGTGTCTGGTCTCTGGACATTTTTCTGCGATGTCTATGATGTTCCAGCGCAAGATCTTTTCGCCAGTCTCTTTCGCTTCATTCAGCTCTTTTTCCATGAGTCCGAACGCGAACTTTCTAGTAGACAGCTTCACTGTGATGGAATAGCGACCGCGCTCCATACCAGGAATCAGTTTCGATTCTTCGTACGCAACAGGGTCTCTAATAACGTCGATCTCATCTACAAACATCAAATTCGTATGGTCTCCGTTTGCGCCAGCCATCGAACAGATAACCACCACGATGTACGGACGATTGCCTTCGGGAGTTTCAAACTCCAACTGAGTCTTGGATTCAGAAACCTGTTTCCACTTATTGAATTCGATGTACGGCTTCAGTTTGGCCAAGAAGCCAGTGATGTAGGAAACGGCTTTATTGGACTGCTTCATGATAGCAGCCATGTGAGAGATGGTTACTTGGAAATGCAGGAGAAGCAAGACTTCAAGCATAGCTGCGGAGAGCGTTTTGTACGCCTCACGAGCTGAGAGCATGATGAATCCGTCGATCTCATCTCCCTTATTGTCCCTGACAGCCTCATAGATCTGCCACATAGCATCCAGAGGGTTTGAGTTAGAATCAGGGTCAATAGTATCCCCGACCACCTCGATATTGAGATAGCCACGAAACCAATCTCGCATCTGTTCTCTGTTGTCTAGAACTTTTAGAAGATGCTGACCTTTTAATCTTTCCTCTGGCTTATCGAAATCTACCGTCATTTATCATGGCCTTTGATCAGCCTCATTCACGAATTGTTCTGGGTTATCTACGGCACGCTTGAATGCTGCGTCTTCTTTTGCTTCGCTTCGTTCGTAAGCATCGTCCCTAGGATATGCAACAATACCGCCGATAGTACCCATCACGGTGGCGATTGAAACTGCGTTTTTCAACGCCTCTTCAACAGCAGGAGCCGAATCGAACACTCCCAACTCTTCTGCTCTACCGAATTGCTGATTCTCAACATCGTAAACGAGATCTGGGTTATCCATTAGTTTTTCACTAATCTCCATCGACTCTTCCGAGGTGTACCCAGCATTGTCGAGGAGTCGATTGATAGGAGTCAAAAGGGATGGGATGAGAATTTCCGTTACTACATCATTTTCAGGATATTCTGCGCTCAAATGGATAGCTAGGTCGATCAGAACACGACAGCCGCCAGGGAGCGCTCCCTTAGAGATTGCAGAGCGAACTGCGCACACAGCATCTTCGCATCGATCATGGGCTTCTTTGAGTTCGCCATTTGAGCCACCATAAATGGTCAATTTAGCAATCCCGTTTGTGATCTTTCCAAGACGCTCTTCCAGCCAAGTCTTCTCGGCTTGGCTTTCCGCTGTCTCTTTCTGTTTTCGAAGCTGATCGGCTCTTACCTCAACATTGACTTCATCAGGATTTCCAACAATGGTACTTCTGAAACGATACGCTTCAAAAATTTCCATCCCTTTGCCGAGATCTTCTGGCGTTGCATTCATTACCTTATCTTTGAGCCCGAATACCTTGGCTCCGGTGAATGCTGAAACATCCATAAGGAACTGTAATTGGGAATTGATGAACTGTGCCATTGGAGTGACAATAGGCACGATATTCATCGTGTTTGGGTTTCCGAAGTTGTAAGCGAGCTGCGTCAATACATGGTCGCTGTATCCGTGAGCGAAAATGACCAAGTTCTTGTACTCGGTTTTCCCTTCTTCTACATATGCTCGACCTAGCGCTTCGAACAGAGCTGAGAACTGGACGATGTCGTTGATCTGACCATCATAAAGCAAGAAAAGCGGGTTCTCCAACACGCAGCGTTGATTTCCTTGATCATTGATAAAGACAGAGTGAAACTTCCCAATCGATTCTTCGTACCCGATCGGTATAGGAAACCCCTCAATTAGGCCAACTTCGTACCCGTACGGGCCTGAAAGTTCTTTGATTGTGACGTGTGAAGATTCGCCATACCCAACAAGCTCGAAAGCTTTAATGACTGCTGTAGCCATATCCTCATCGCCGTTGGCGCTGATCTTAGCTACCATCTTGAGCAGATGCTGGTTGTCAGTATCAATTTTGATAGCCCTCTCTCGTATTTTCGGGATGAGCTGTTCACGAACAATCTTTGACATTTCTCTAGCAGCTTTTTGTGGGCTGTATTTTCGATTGTTTTCACAAAATTCGTGTAGGTATTGCACCATAGCCGATGCGAGTACGGTTGCGGTAGTAGTCCCATCGCCTGCCTCGCTCGCAGTTCGCTGCGCGGCATCTCGCGTCTGTTCAATAATGAGGTGTTTGTAGGAATTGGAATGCCCAAGACTTTTAAAGACTGTGACTCCATCTTTTGTATTTTTGTTAGGTATACCTGGATAGTCGCTCTCAATGAGAACGTTTTTACCGCTAGGCCCCAGAGTTGCTCCTACGACTTGACTGATCTCATCCATCGCCTCAAGAACGATGGCTTTGATTCGAGCTGGGTCAGAAACGAACATTTTTGGACTAGTTTTTACTTTTCGGATCATTTTTGGGAAACCTCCAATTGTGCTTTACCATGATATCATCGTTTGGTAAGATCAATTATGAACATATTAGTCAAGACCCCTACAAAAGCCTACCTAGAAGGAACGCCTGAGGAAATTGAAAGCCTTGCCAAGTTCCTATCGTACACCAACACAGGTGCCCAATTCCAGTACAAAAAGCACATGAAGAATAGGTGGTGGCGACAAAAAGACCCCGATGGGTGGCAAGCTAGGGCTCAAGAGCTAAAGGCTGACTTGAATAGGTGCCTATTGTTCAAGGCCGATGGAAAGCCGTGTCTTCGACCTGGCTCGATTCCGTATATTCAAGAAGAATTTCAGAACGTACACGTCACCTACGATCCGACTTATGTCAAGTCTTTTGCAAAGCCAAAACCTTTTCCATGGTACAAGAAACTCCCCTTTGAACTTCACCCCTATCAAAAAGAATCGGTGGCCGAATTGCCAGAAATCAAGCATGGCAACGTTCAGCTCTGCACTGGTGCGGGTAAGTCGGCAATTATATTGACAATCGCACGCAATTTGGGGCTCAAGACTGTCGTCGCTGTGCCGTCGCAAAGTATTTTCTCGGAAATGTTACCTAAGTTCGAGGAAGTATTCGGGAAGTCGTCGGTAGGCGCTCTCGGAGACGGCAAGAAGAGGCTGGGTAAACTTTTTACAGTGGCCATCTCGAAGTCACTCACCAACCTAAAACCTGGCACCAAGGAGTACAACGAGATCGCTTCGGCACAGCTTTTGCTTGTGGACGAATCTCATCTCTGGGGAGCCTCAACTTTGGATGAAGTCTGCCACAACCTATTTGCGGACGTTCCTTATCGGATGTTTTTCAGTGGAACTCAAACGAGAGGCGATGGAACTGAAAAGCTCTTGCAGAGTATCATTGGAAAGACCGTAGTCACTCTCACTACCGAAGAGGCTATTAAGGGCGGGTATATCTGCAACCACGAATTCAGAATTGTTCCAATCCTTACGACAAGGCCAGGATTCAATTCGGACGACGCGCTTGAAATGAAGAGAAACCATTTTTTGCGCAACGACAATATTGCCAAGTTCATTGCTAATCTTGCCAACTCCGTAGCGCAAGCGAAGGGCGAGCAGACTTTGGTGCTGGTTGACGAAATCGACCAAATTCGCCGCATCCTTCCATTGCTCCAGGTTCCGTATGCATGCGCGACCGGAAGCAAAGAGCCGGACCTTGGCGATACAGACCCCTCAAATGCGGTTCTCCGCTTCAATAAAGGGGAGGCTAAAATTCTTTTAGGTACATCCTGCATTGCGACAGGAACGAATATTTTTCCAACACACCACACCGTGAACTGGTCCGGTGGGACAAGTGAAGTGAAAACCAAACAAGGAGCTGTCGGACGAAGCGTTAGAATACTAAAAGGGTCAGGCTTTGAAAAATATCACGTACCGAAAGAAAAAGCGCTGATTTGGGATTTCGACGTTCAGAACGTTGATATCATGAAGAGGCACCTAATCGAAAGAATAGGTTATTACAGGGACAGCGGGACGGAGATAAAGGCCATAGGATGAGTGAAAAAAGCAACCCCAACTATTTTGACAACAGTTTGTACACACTTGCTGACGAACTAACCAGAGCTATTACGAATAATGAAGATGGTACCGACCAAAAGAAACAGGTCGAGAAGCTCATGGCTCTAGAGAAAAGCTTCAAGAATTCTATTCTGAAGTACAAGCAGGCAAACGAGATTTATAGAAAATTCATACTTTTGGTTGTTGTGCAAAATCGCAACATCCTTTCGGCCCGACCCTATTTCCGTGAGAAAGCGGACGTTTTTAGTTCCAAGATTACCCCTGCCATTAAGGACGGGAAGGTGAGAGTCCTTCAGAAGTTCCACATCAACTACTTGTTGATCAAGTTTGTCAAGGATAATTGGGTCGGGCCATTTCCTGAAAAATCATTGAAATTCTTTGACGCTTTGGTTGAAGCTAGGCGCAAGCTAATCGAAAATAACATGCCCTTGGCTATCAATCGAGCAAAACTCTTCTTCAGAAAGGTGCCTCGAAACCATGTCTCTCTGATGGACATGATTGGTATCGCCGCTATGGGACTCATCTCTGGCGTAGATAAGTGGGTTGGAGATTACAGCCCAGTCTTTAGAAGCGTATGTATTGGCAGAATGGGAGGAAACTTGATTGAAAGTTACTCCGAGACAATGCTGCACTTTTACCCATCCGATCGCCACATCCTGTACCGAGCAAATTCGATTGCGTATAGGCAAGATCTTCAAGATTTTGATGAGCTTGCTGAAGCCATCAATAAAAGCTTTGCCCAAGACAAGATAGATGGAAAGAAAACGAATTTTAAAAATATTTCAGGCTCAGAGTTGGCGTCCCTAATGAAAGCCGCATCCACGATGAGCACAAGCCTTCCTATGGATCAGGATAATGTTACCGTAGAGCTGCACGAAATGCAGGACGTAGACTCCAGCGTAGACCTGGAAGAAGAGATCATTCGTAGGGATTCCATGAACAACATGATAGTGTCCGCGCTTTCTTTGCCGCTGATGCATCAAAAAGTTCTTCGATTGAAAGGAGTAAAAATATGAAACTAGGCATTCTCAGTTTTAATGATACACTTATTTTGGAACCATACCAACAAGGTCAGGGATTGAAGGAAGAGGTCCGAAGTGGATTTGCCTTCGTAAAGCAAAAATCTGAGCTTTTTGGTCTGAAAGTCTTAGTTGAAGCCAAGCTTTCCGATGGAACGTACATCCCTGCTGGGTCAACCGCGTACATTTCAGAAGAGCTTCTTTCAAGCCAACAGTGGGCCAAAAATGCAAAAACCTGCGCCGCTCTTGGGGAACAAAAATTCATCCTTGTTGAGATGAAGTACGTAAACATGATTGATCCAAATGAATTTGTTGTTGACTCAAAACAAGGTGTTTGATAGGGTTGGTCAGTGGCTAAAACTCTCGCTTTCGATTTTGTCAAAAGCTTTATAGAGCAAGAGGGGTATTCTCTTTTAGAGAATTCTTATAAAAATTCTATATCCCAAATGACCTTGGAATGCCCTGTAGGTCATGTTTTTCCAATGTCCTGGAAAGTATTTTCTAAGGGGCATAGGTGTAGCTACTGCGCCGGGAAAAGACAATACACCACAGAAGAAGTGGCCAAAATTCTAAAGGAAGAATTTAATTACACTCTTCTTTCAGATACCTATAGCTCAAATAAGCAAAAGCTACTAGTTCGCGGCCCAGATGGGGTCGAATACGAGACTACTTTTTTTGCTATAAAAGTTAACAAAATTCTACCGCACAACAAAGGCATGCTTAAATCGGAAGAGGAGTGTCGAGCTATCTTTGAAAAGATTACAAACAAGACATTTCCTCACAGCAAACCCTCTTGGCTCGTAAATCCTGAGACCGGGAAACATATGGAATTGGACGGTTACTGTCAAGAGCTAAAGTTGGCTTTCGAATTTGATGGAAGGTATCATTTTAAAAACAAAAACAAAGATGATACTGAAAAAAATTTTTATAGGGACAGAATTAAGGATCGCCTGTGTAAGAAAAATGGAATAAGACTCATCAGGATTCCACACTATATCGTTGATAAAAATAGATTTATAGAAAATGAAATTTTTAGGCCAGGAAACTTTCTGTATATCGGCGATCCGCACGTTCAACCGGACAGTATTTCCGAATATAAGAAAATTTTTGAGTGGGTAGCGGAGGAGGCTAAGAAAAGCGGTACGAACAACATAGTCCTACTTGGAGATTTATTTCATAACCACAACGTAATTCGTATGGAAGTAGGTCACTTTTGGAGATCAGTATTTCAAAAACTTTTAAAACAATTTAGATTGCACGTTTTGATTGGAAATCACGACATGATTCTGGGGAGTCATGAGAATTCTGAAATGAGTGCTCTAGATAGCCTCAAAAGCAAGTACACATATACGCTCAACATAGCGGACGCGCCATACTCCTATGGTCCCCTAGGCTTTATGTCTTACCAACAAGATCAAGAGCTATTCAAGAAACATGTTAATTTTTTCAATTCGATGGGCATAAAAACAATTGTATGCCATCAAGACTTTGATGGGGCTCAATACGAAAATGGATTCTATTCCCCGCACGGCATAAAGCTGGAAGATGTGAATGCAGAACTCATAATTAGTGGTCATATTCACAAACGACAAAGGTTTGGGAAGCTCATCCTGCCGGGAACCCCTCGTTGGATGACATCTTCTGATGCGAACGAGGATAAGGGCATTTGGCTTGTCACTCACGACATGGACACTGGTTCAATCCTATCTGAAAGGTTCCTGCCTACTTCTGACATATTGGAACCTTTAGTCTCAATAGAGATAGCGGAAGGTGAAGACATATCCAAGATCAAGATGGGCAATAAAACTCACATCAAGCTTGTCGGCTCCAGCGCTTGGATCGCAAAGACCGCCAAGGCACTAAGAGGCAAGGCCAGGGTATCCGCTAAGCCTACTGATACAAGATTTTCAGGAGAACCAAAACAACTCTCGTCTCTGGAATCATATGCTGTCCAGTTCAAATTTGAAGATGCTTCCAAAGAAGAAGTTCTTGACTACATTAGGAGTATCCAATGAGCAAAAAATCACTGACCAAAGAACTTGCGATGGGCTCCATCCTTACCGGACAGATCTCGGAAGTTCACATCAAAAATATGAAGATGTACCCATTCATTTTTCTTGACGATGTCAGTCAGGCAGAGATCGCTTATGATATTATTACTGATACGATCAATGTGACGCCTGGAAAGAAGTCCACCGTATCTTATACGCTGGGCTTCAAGGGCACCAAACCGAGCAAAGAAGTGCTGAAGCCAGGGTTTGACAATCTTCAAAAGGCCCTTTCTGTGCTTTTTTCTCAGAAAATTACCCTGATTTTGAGAGATCAATCGGGACAAGATTTGATGGAAAGAGAATGAGCGACCAAAACCTTCCAGCTACAGTTGAAGAGTTTCCTCAAGATTTTTCGCAGTCTGAAAAAGACCTACTTAAAAGCTTCAAGGAGAGCGGAATGCCTGGTATTAGCTCTGTCTCCCATGAGATGGAGCAAAAGCTTCTTGCTTTGTACATGGAAGGTAATACCTATGAGCACATTGCAAATAAAACCAGGCAAAAGAAGGTGTACATTCTGGCCCTTTCTCACAAATATAAGTGGTTTGATAAGAAACTAGGCGAAGTTTCTGCGCTGGCGGACTCACTGTCTGGCAAAAAAGACATCTTTTTTCTGCAAAATGAGCAGTTCACGATGAGTCTAAGTGATAGTATTAGAGAATACTGTTCTGCGAAAATTAAACAATTTGCAGATAGTAAGGATCCAGCAGTACTTGAGTCTCTCGATCATAAATTAGTCGGGCTGTACTTTAAGTGTCTGGAAAATCTTCCTGGCAATGGCGCTGGAAAGAAAACTGATGAAAAGAACATTCCCCAAACGCTCGTTAATGTTCAAGGGGATTTAAAGGTAGGAGATGACAGCAAGTCAAATTCTACCGATTTAGGTCAAGTACTAAAGGCGTTAGCTGACCTCAATAGGGCAAAAGACATAAAATAAGGAGACGATATGACCCTCGTAAAGTTAATCACGGCCTCAGCAATTGCGATTGCTTTGGTCCTAACAGCTTCGTCATTAAATGTAGGTTCGAAGCCAGAAAAGGATGCTGGAGTTGTTCTCACAGACAAGAATACCGTTTCTCTTAAGGGTGCCGTGACTGATAGCTCAGTAAATCAGCTCATCAAAACCCTAAGATCGCTGGATACAGACAAGGAAGTTGGGAAGCCTATTTACCTCGTCCTGTACACTCCAGGTGGGAGTATTCAGGCGGGTATCGAGCTTATCGAAGCTGTCAATGGGCTCAGGCGACCAGTAAAGACTGTGACTATTTTCGCAGCAAGTATGGGCTTCCAAATCGCCCAAAACTTGGAAGATCGCCTCATCCTTCGGGGCGGTGTGTTGATGAGCCATAAAGCAAGTGGCGGAGCTGAAGGCGAGTTTGGTCCTGGGAACGATTCTCAGCTAGATAAGCGTCTCAATTTCTGGAAGGAAAGACTTTTGGAAATGGACAAGAAAACTGTGGAACGAACTGGCGGAAAGCAGACTCTCAAGTCGTATCAAGATGCTTACGAGAACGAACTGTGGCTCACTGGATCCGCATCGGTGGACTCTGGTTATGCGGACAAAGTTACCTCGATGCGCTGTAGCGATTCACTCAAGGGCACTGACGATCAAGAGATCAACTTTTTTGGTATGAAGATCACTATCAGATTCAGCAAATGTCCCCTCCAGACAGTCCCTGAAGTTGTCGAGATGAAAGTCAAGACAAATATGGGTGACATGTCAGTAGAAGAGTTTTCAGCCAAGGGCGGGATTTTGGGAATCGATTGTTCAATTGCCAAGAATCGCCTTACTTCCCCAGATGGCCAGGTTCTTTGTGCTGTTGACTCTTCGCTCACAAAAGAAAAATTGGATCAAGAACGTAAGAAGATTATCTATTCGTACACCGTTGAGGGTATGAAGAAGCAAATCGGATATACGTGGTAACAAATGCCGCTTATCAGGTACACATGCACAGACACAAAATGTGGTGAAGTTACCTCTAAGCTTTTTAGGTCTAGTCCCCAAATAGCAGATGAATTGCCCTGTAAGAAATGCGGGAGTAAGGCAAAAAGAACCTTGTCTTCTCCCGCATCTTCGTCTAAGATAACCATAGACAATGGGCTCCAAGCAAGAGCAGTAGAGGTAGATCCCAATATCATGGAGATCAACTCAGAAAGAGCCAGAAAACCAGAAGACAGGGGAGAGTGATGATCAAGGTAAAAAAGATTCGAATCGAAAACCTTGGTCGCTTTGTCGGCTCTCACATTATTGATTTTGAATCCAAGTCAAACTTCATCCAAGTTGACGCTGAGAACAGGAACACTGGCGGGTCTAGCGGCGGAGGCAAAAGCTCCATATTCCTAGCTCTAGAATACGTTCTTGGGCTTAATGATGTTCCGTCTACTGTTCTACAATCCAGACTCACAAAGTCATCGATGTCGGTGGAAGCAGAAATTGACAAAGACGGTCAATCTTTTACCATTTCTAGGAACAAGTCTGGTGGACTTTCGATTTCCAGCTCAAGCCTCAACGTCTCTGGAAGCACTAAGGAGGCTGAGGATACTTTAGACCGTATTCTAGGCATCCCAAGAAGCCTTCTCAGGCCCATGTTTCACAAGCGTCAAGGGGAAGGTGGCTTCTTTCTATCCAAGACTCCAAAGCAATCCCACGATTTCCTTATGGAATGTCTGGGAATGAATTCCCTTGAAGAAAAAATCTCAAAAATCGAAAGCAGGCTAAAGGTGGTCGAGCAAGTTTTGACTACCAAGAAGTCCGAGTTATCTGCTCAAAAGATTGCCCTAGAATCGACCGAGGCGCTGATCCAATCGCTTGCTCCGCCAAAGTGCGACATTGACGAGCGAGTCCTGATTACGCTTATGGATCGGATCAATTTTGTAAAACAGCAAAAAGACTTATCGGTTAAAGAGATGGAGACTAAGATCCAAAGTACTGGGGAAGTGCCTTCGTTTTCCTATATGGAAGATTCCAGACTCACAGAGGCGATCGCAGGCTCACAAAGAAACGCACAGATTTTGTTTTCAAAGATTACCGAAGCAAGCAATATTGCCTCAAGCCTATCGTCATCTATCCGCTCCGATCAAAACAATGCGGACCTAATGGTCAGAGCGATTTCTGGTAAGGGCGATATTGAAAAGGAATTGGAAGAGCTGAAAGTCCAGATTACAGAGGCGATGAAGAAGATTTGCCCTACCTGCAAACAAGGATTACATACTGACCATCTTAGCCAATCAGTAGCTACACCGCTAATCGCAAAAGCTCAGAAAAGGAAAGCCGAACTCGACGCCATCGCTGTTATGGAAGAAAAACTTCCAACAGTCCAGGAAGCTATCGTGGCCAACCAAAATGCCCTTGCGGATCTAGAAAAGGGCAAGCTCGAATTGGAAGCCAAACTGACCAAAGAGAAGAATGATCTGGCGATCTTGACCAGCGCCAGAGATACGGCCAAAGACAAGGCGATGCTGGAGTATAAAGCCATAGTGGACATGATCAATCAGAGCAAAAAGAAAATTATTGACGATTATACTCCAATTCTCAATCAGCTCGAAGCACAGTTGGACGCCTACAATCAAGCCTACTATAAAGGCCAAGCAAACCTTAAGTCGTTCCAAGAATCGCTGGCTCGATACGAAGTTCAAAAGAAAACATCGGAAGCTCAGCTCGGTTCGCTCAAAGAGTCTGTATCGTCCGCTGGGACAGAAGTTGACAGGCTTACAAAGGAATTTTCCGTAGGAAGTGCCTCGCTCAAGTTCGTAAAGAGCTACGCAAACCAATTGTTCCAAGAATCGTTGGTCATTGTGGCCGATACGGCTACAAAGATACTGTCAAGAATCCCAAACATGAACACCGCGACCATCACCTTTGACGCTTACAAGGAAACTAAGTCGGGTGCTTTGAAAGAAGAGGTTGTTGCGATTTTATCTCTTGACGATGAGGTGAATGTTCCTGTAAAATCTATGAGTGGTGGCGAGAGAGCTGCTGTAGACTTAGCGGTCGATTTGGCTGTGATCGATATGATTGAAGCTAGGACTGGAAATGGGCTAGACCTGTTCGTCTTAGATGAGCCGTTCGATGGGCTGGACGCTATCTGTAGGGAGAATTGTTTGGAGGTGTTGAGAAATCACGCTTCAAACAGAAAAATTGTCATTGTGGACCACTCCACAGAGACAAAGCAGATGGTGCAAGATAAAATTTTGATCGTCAGAGAAGGTCAAACGAGTAGAGTGGATGATAGCATGTAGGAGAAACGATGAATTTACCAGACGAACTCACACACGACATCGTGCTCTTTCTTTCCAAGGTTGACGAACTGAAACATTCGGATAGGAAAGAGCTTTTAGTGGCTATGATGCGTAAGCATTTGGTACTGTCGCAGAGTGATATTATGCTCGATAAGTATGACCTAGACATGATTATAAGTGGCGCTAAGAGTGAGTACTCTAAAGAGCCAATCCCGACCAGAATCAGTGGTAGGGAGATTGACCAAAATGAGGCAGTGAAGATTCTTTTGATAGAAAGTGCTGTCAGAGTGTTTAACAACAAGGGAGCCCTAAAAAGGATCCCAAAATTCGATAGGAGATAGAAGAATGGCAAAGAAAGATATTAAGCATGAAGTACAGAAGAAGTACCCTGATTTCGCTGAAGCGGTCGATGGACTGTCGGTGACAGAGCTGGAAATTCGCCTGTCTACCTATGCAAAAGAGCTTGTGAAGATCAAGGAAGCTAAGGAAGCGGACGAAAAGCTTGCCGAAGTCCTTGAGCTAAAGGCAGAACTTGAAGGCCCATACAAAGACGCCAAGAAAGCTGTCGAGCAGAAGAGTGAGTACATGGTCGCTCTTATTCGGGATAAAGGTGGACAGGTCTAGTGAGCACACCCGAAAGGGTTGATCTTACTCCAGACGAACGCCGTGCCATAAAAGGAGCCTTAAGAAGAGCATTTCGCCAATCCCCACGGATGCGCGAAGTACTTCAAAGGGCTAGAGTTGAATTACCTCCAGCTCTCAAAAAAGACGGAACTCCTGGGGTACGCAACCAAGTCAGATATCGATGCGCCGGATGTGGCGAATTACACCCCCAAAAGTGGGTGCAAGTGGACCACATAAAACCAGCGGTTCCTTTGGGAGTCAGAGAAGAAGATATGACCCCAACAGAACTCGTGGCTGGAATCTTTTGCCCTCAAGAAAATTTGCAGGTACTATGCAGTACTCCTCTCAAATTTTTGCCCAAAGGATCCCGATCCTGTCATGCGAAAAAGACTAATGAAGAAAATTATATCAGAAAAAATATGGGTAAGGGCTTGACTGAAGAGCAGTGCAAGATAGCCTACCAACAAGACCTAGCTGCTAAGGCTCTCAAGCAAAAAGAAAAAGAGCTTAGGAAGCAAGCAAGACTTGAAAAACAACTTCGAAAGGCAAATACATGAGCAAAGAGTGGTCGAACCTAGCTAAAGTGGTGTACAAGAGAACTTATGCGAGAAAAGATGAAGGAAAGCTGGAGACGTGGGATCAAACAGTAAACAGGGTTATTGACGGAAATTTTAGAATCGTACGCGAAATGTTGTCAGGGGCAGCTCTGACTAAGATGCAAAAAGAGCAGCAAAAACTTCGTAATTTTATGCTCGCTCGCAAGGCTGGCCCTGCCGGAAGAGGGTACTGGTTTTCTGGAGCGCCAGCCCATAAGCGCATCGGCGGCGTAGCTCTTAACAACTGTTGGTTTGTAACCTCAGAGCACTGGGAAAATTTCGTTGTTGCTATGGATCTGCTCATGCTGGGTGGTGGAGTAGGTCTTAGTATCGAGCACAGGTATTCATCAAAGCTACCCAAAGTAAAACGCGACGTAGCTATTACTCACAAGCCTACCAAAGATGCGGACTACATTGTGCCCGACTCTCGTGAAGGCTGGTGTGAGCTTTTTAGGAGAATTCTCGAATCCTTCTTTGTTACTGGCAAATCTTTTTCGTACTCAACCGTATGCCTTCGGGGCTATGGCGAGCCCATCGCTGGGTTTGGTGGCACCGCTTCGGGACCAATTCCCCTGATAGCGTTTGTCGAGAATATTTGCAAGATCTTGAAAGCCAGATCTGGTAAGACTGTTCGTCCGATCGACGCTATGGATATCTTGTGCGCTACTGGCGAGATGGTTGTGGCTGGGAATGTTCGCCGATCCGCAATTATTATCCTGGGCGACCCATGGGACAAGGACTACCTGAAGGCCAAGCGATGGGATCTTGGCCAGATTCCTACATACCGATCGTCTGCAAACTTGAGTGTTGTGGTCGATGATATTGAAGATCTTCACCCCATGTTTTGGAAAACCTATGAGAATGGGGAACCATTTGGCATAGTAAACAGGTCAAATATTCAGCGATATGGCCGCATGGGCGAAGAGAGGAAAGACACTGCTGTAGGGGTTAATCCTTGCGCGGAGGCTACTCTTGAGCCAAATGAGCCCTGCAACCTTGCTGAGCAGGCATTGACCAATATTGAGGATCCTGCAGAGTTTATTGAGACAAGCAAGCTTTGCTACAGATACGCCAAGCGAGTGACTCTGGAAAATTATCATCATGCTCAGATTCAGGAAGTGATCTCTCGCAATCGCCGTGTTGGAGTCGGAATTACGGGCTGTCTTGAGCGTCCTGACTTGTTCAATCCAAAGGTTCTTGATTACGCATACAACGCAATCCAGGAAGAAGACGAAAAGTATAGTAGAGAACTCAACATTCCTACTTCGATTCGAACCACCGTGATCAAGCCAAGTGGAACGATGAGTAAAATGTTGGATTGTCGAGGAGAAGGCGTCCATCCTGCGTATTCGAAATACATGATTCAAAGAGTGCGTTTTGCTGCAAACGACCCACTCATCCCAATGCTTAAGGCTGCTGGGCACAAAATTGAACCCGCATTAAAATTTGACGGAACGTATGACCAAAACACTCTGGTAGTTGACTTCTACTTAGAAGCGCCGAAGGATATGCCATGTGCCGATGAAGGCTTTGATACGTGGAAGCAGCTAGACACTTTGCTTATGGCACAGAAATATTGGGCAGACCAAGCTGTCAGTGTGACTGTTTACTACAAAAAAGATGAAATTGGACGCATAAAAGAGTGGTTGGGAAACAATCTTAAATACATCAAAACCATTTCTTTTCTGTGTCACAACGATCATGGATTCAAACAGGCTCCGAAAGAAGCTATCGGTAAGGAAAAGTACGACGAGCTTTCTCAAAGCATCAAGCCTTTAGAGATCGATGCAATCTCTGACGAAGGTGGTCTGGAATCCATGGAGTGTGAAGGCGGAGTTTGTCCGATAAAGTAGGCAATCTATGATATTATTCTCTTGATAGAGATAAAAAAAATAGATTATCGTAAGGAGAAGTTATGGATAATGGTTTTTGGGAATCTGAAGAGATTCCATCAGAAGAGGAAATTGAGCAAGAGAACGAATCTTCAGAAGAGATGTCTGAAGGTGAAGGTCTTTCCTACAACGACGCAGCAGATGCGGCGGCTGAAGCTTTCCAAACAGAAGAAGAAGCTCTTGAGGATGACAGTGAAATCTTGACCAACGCACGTCTTCGTCTCGAACAGGGCAAATTGTACGAGATGCTTTTAAAGCACGATCTCTTCGGCGAAGTCGAAGCTGATCCGAAAGCTATCCAAAACGTACAGAGAGAAATTCGAAATTTTATCAAGGAAAGGCTAGAAGTTCTTCTCGGACTTAAGCCCGACCCAAGACTTAAGCCCGTCGTTCAGGTTCATCAGGTACAGTCTCCATTTTCTGATCTAGAAGTAGATCTTCTGAAGAGATTCCTGGCCAAAATGAGCAAGGGAGCTACTGAGCAAGTGCAAGCGCCGCGAGCTGCGCAGGCTCCTACGCCAGTATCTGCTCCAAGATCGTCAGGTATCAATCCTCTATCACAAAAGTCATCTAGCCCTTCAAGAGTAAGGGTTGCACCTCCCAAGCAAAAGGTTGTCGAACCACCTTCTCAGGTGAAGGCACCTTCTGAGCTAAAGAAGATCCTTGAAGAGGAGTTCGGGGAGAATGAGATGCCGCTCCAAAAAGCACCATCTAAGATGAAAAGGTCTGAGTTAATGGAAAGGAATAGGAGAATCGCACAGCGGCAGGCTGCTAGAAAAGCAACTGGCCCTACCAAAATTCCAGCCCCTAACCCAGACCAGGAAACCATGATGATGATGAATCATGTTATGCAAAGGAATGAAAGTCTTCAACAGGGCGGCATGTCAACGCTCAAACTTGCGATTGCAAAATCGCTACAAAGCAACGGTAACGAAGAATAGGAGAATCTATGAACAAGGAAAATAATAAACTTACGGCTTCTCAGCGCCTAGAAGGATTGGAACAGGCTTTTGCCCTTACCGATCAGACTCTCGGAAATCTGAGTATGAACCTACAAACAGCAATCAATGCTCTGACTCTTTTGAGTAAGAAACTTGAAGCTGTCATTCGCATCAGCAATGCTGGAAAGCAAATCAGTTCTGCTTCTGTCGCTGAAGAAATCATCGACATGAACGCTGAAGAGCTGAAAGAGAAGGTTGATGATCTCAAGAAGAAAGGTATCGCGGTCGATGGCGACGTGATTCAGGAGAATTCCTTTATCGTAGGTCGTGAGCTGAATCCAGAAACCAAGGTTGTCAGCAACAAGCGTATGCAGTTCCCACTGTTTGGCTTGAAGCAGGAAAAGAAGGGTCTCCTTCTTGGTAAAAAGGCTGGCGATATCGTGACTCTCGAAGAAGGTCGAAACCTCCTCGAAATCACTGAAGTGTACAATATCATTGTTCCTTCAATGACTAAGAAAGAGGCTGCTCCTGAGGCTTCCGAGGCTTCCACCGAAACCCCAACCGAAGCTCCGGCTGAAGCGACAAACGCAAGCGGAAGTGAGGGATGAATTCCCGCAATCTTTATTGATTAGTGGGAGTTTATCAATGGAACTTACAGAAAACCATATTAAATTAATCAAGGACTACGTCCGAATAGTCAAAGAAACGGGAATGTATCCAGGCAGAGCTAGGATGGCTCAAGCTGGGCATAGTAGGGATCAACTACGGCACTATTTCACGAATTTGGCGCAGCTCAAGGCTGCGGCAAAGGAATGGGCCTACGAAAATGATCCTGAAGCTTTTGACAGCATTCTGGATTTCGATATTTTTAATAGCGAAAACCACGAAAGGTTGAAAGAGAACGTCAAGAAATACAAAAAATTTGTAATTACGACGGCTGTTGTCGGTGCTGAAGTTCATGAAGGATTTCTCCAAAGCATCGAGACTTACTGCGAGAAGAATAAAGCGATGCTTTTAGTTCTTCCAGCAGCCGATCCCGCCAGTACGCAAGACTGGTGTCTTGACCCAGAACTGGGATTAGAGTCCATTGTCGTTGGCGATATCGCCCTAAATACGAACCTATTCTTGTGCTCTATCAAGTTGAGTGCGAAGCAGATTGATCCTTCAACAGGATTGGACAGGATTGGTCAAAGAAGCGGTAGCTTTATTTATGGTTCGCCAAAACAAAGGCTGAAATTTCATCCAGTTAGCAACATCAAGCATCCTCATGCGGAGATGACTCCTGGGGCTATCACCATTCCGAAATATTTCGAAATCGGAGATACTCTTGGAAGTCCTTACTTTAGTGAAAGGACGGCGTACATTGCTAACCACGATCACGTCATGGGCGCAATCATTGTCGAGCTAGAAGATGATAAGATGTACCATTTTCGTCAGATTCAAGCCGATGCAGATGGCGGATTCGTTGACCTTGGAGACTTTTACAAAGGCAAAAAGATCACCAAAATGTATGCGGAGGCCATCTCAATGGGAGATTGGCATGCAGGCGAGACAGATCCAGATGCCGTGAGGGGACTGAGGGAACTGATTGGCGTTGTTCGACCTAAAAAGTTGTTCGTACACGATGGTTTCAATGGCTTAAGTATCAATCACCACGAAAGAGATAGGCAAATTCGAAGAGCAGTTCTCGCCAAACAAGGACTTCTAAGCCTAGAGCAAGAACTGAGATGGTTTGCCAGAGATCTCGACGAGATGGTTTCTTGGAAGCATGTTGAAGAAGTGATTGTTGTAAAATCTAACCACGACCTGTTCTTATTTCGATGGCTTGATGATGGCGAGTACGTAAAAGATCCGTACAACCATGAAGTCGGAGTGGAACTAGCTAGGGCTGCCCTTAAAGGCCAAGATCCTTTGCGATATGGCGTAGAGATGTTTGGGCTAAAAGCGAAGAATAAGATTCGCTGGCTCAACATGGACGAAGACTATTTCATTGCCGGAATTCAGTGCGGTGCCCATGGACATAAGGGTCCAAAGGGTTCTCGCGGAAGTATCAAAGGAATGGAAAAGTCCTACGGTCGCAGTGTTACTGGTCACGCTCATACGCCTGAAATTTTGCGTGGGGCTTGGCAAAATGGCACTATGACATTTCTGAAACTAAACTACAACGAAGGTCCATCTGATTGGGTCCATGCTTCAACAGTTATCTACCCAAATGGAATGCGGCAACTGATTAACTTTTTCGATGGAAAATGGAGATCGAAAAAATAGAGGGTCATCGTGCAGCAGGAACTCACGCCAGAAGAACTCCTACTCCTTATAGAGAAGATGAAGGCGGACTTGGAACAGGCCAAGATGTACCTTCAGAAGCTTCAACAGGATAGGGCCAAAATCCGGTATACGCTGGATTACAATCAGGACAACTACAGGTACCTGAAAGTTCACTGTGGCGTAATTGCGATCGACTATGTGAAAAACATATCGGAGCAAATAAAACGTCTTAGGATTTTCCTTGGGCATGCTGAAGAGGACATTAAGAAATTTGAACAGAACATCGAGAAGCAAGTGAAAAGTATCAATCAAAGATACGATGAACTTCTCGAAGCTCAAAACAGGATGGCTCAAAAGGTAATCCCGTTTAAGAGGAGAAAGAATGAATAAAGAAGAAGAGAAGAAAAAGATTGAAACGGACCCAGACTACATTTATTGCCCAAGTGCTGAGAATTCGTTAGAAAAGTTCTTGACAAAGCACCCCGAAGGAGTCAATGATGAGAAGGCGGCGCAAGTACTGATGACCACTCCCGACAAAGTTCGGAAGTACTACGATGAAGCTGTCGAACTTATCAAACGGGATATGGGCGTAGATGACGACGAATAAAGCCACAATCGAAGTTTACACAGACGGAAGTGCTACTACCGGAGATTTGCCAGGTGGTTGGGCCTTCAGAGTCGTTGGAAATGGTATTCCGATTTTCGAGAACTCTGGCCACATGGAAAAGGCCACCAATAACGACGCCGAACTTGAGGCTGCTCTTCAGGGCCTTGAGTACTTGAAGACAAAGTATGAGGCTGCAAAAAGAAACCCTAGAGAAGAAGAAATCTTTTTAGTCAGCGATAGCCAGATTGTTCTCGGATGGGCGTCTGGTAAATACCGAGTCAAGCAAGCCGGAAAGATCGATAAGGTAAAAAGGATCAGGGAACTAGTCATATTTTTGGGCGTCAAACCCAAGTGGGTAAAAGGCCATTCTGGTGACACTCACAATACTCGATGCGACAAGTTGGCAAGGAATGCAAGAAAAGGAAAAACCGTAGATAACTCGTCAACAATTCCTACAAAACCTTCCATGATAGGAACTAAAAAGAAGGGCGTCGTCAATCTTTGGCACAAAGGGGTATTGAAAATTGTTGATCTAGAGTCTAATATAGTAGAAGATTATGACCCCGACGCGCACGGTCGGAGGAGTAGTGTGTTTGAAGTGCAATCGGAGAAAGTATGAAGGGCGAATACCTAGCAACAGATACGGAAACTGGCGGATTTGATGAGACCAAGAATCCCATCCTGACTTGCTACATGGCTGTGGTCGGAGAAGATTTTGGAATCATCGATGAGCTTGACCTGGCAATCAAACCAGAAGCTCCTTTCACCGAGGTTACGGCTGGCGCTTTGGAAGTGAACAATATCGATATGGCCAAACACACGGAAAGGCCAGACCTTGTTACTCGCGCTCAGGCCAACGAAAAGATCAAGGCATTTCTTAAGAAGAATAAGCCCAAAGGTGCGAAGCTAAAGCCGCTCGGACACAATTTGGCGTATGATAAGCGAATGATTCAAGCTCAGTTGCTATCGAAAGAAGAATGGGAAGATCTTCTTCACTATGCTGAAATGGACACAAAAATGGCTGGAGATCTGCTCAAAAAGGCAGGGTGGCTTCCACCAGAAATTGGCAAGCTAGAAAGTCTTGTTAAGCACTTTTCCATCACTCAGCTCGGAGCGCACAATGCCCGAAATGATACCCTCATGACTGTAGAGGTCTTCAGACGATTAATTGAAATGCTTTCGAGCAGAAAAAACTCAGGCGGAGAAAGCGGTCTTGATGTTCTCAGCCTATTGGAGAAATAATGTTCGTAGCTAGTCCTCACACCCATGTTGAAAGTCCCATCACAGGTTCCTCGGTGGACAACATGGTCAAACGCGCCGTTGAACTGAAGAGAACCCATTTCTCTTATACAGATCCCGCATACCTTACTAGCTGCCTATCTGCGTACGAAAAGGCTAAAAAGAAGGGCCTCAAATTCATTCCTGGTGTAGAGATTTTCTTCAAAGACCCGACTTGTCCCATTACAAAGGGAAGTCGCAGCGATACTGTAAAGTTTTTCAAACTCACCCTTCACGCAACCGATCAGGCTGCTTATCAAAAGCTTTGCGAACTTTCTTCCAAAGAACGGCTGGCTAAGATCATCTCCTATGGCTCGGAATTCGAGGTTTGGTCGTGGAAAGACCTAGAAGAATGTGCCCCATTAAACATCCTGGTCTCATCGAGTGACGCTAATGACTTGGTAGCCAAAAACCTCTTCACGGGAAGGCCCGACCTAGCCGAGAAGATGATGCTAAAGCTGAAGCAAATGTTCGGCGACAAGTACTACGCGGCCATTGTTGGAAACAAAATGGACAAGACCCGGGCCTCTTTTGTGGAAATGACCTTCCAAGACGGCTCTAAGATGGTTGTCAAATCGACCGACAAGGTCAGAACAAACAAGCTTAAAATGGGAGTTCCGGCTAGAGAGATTGCTGAGAATCCTGCTAGACATAGCTTTATTGAATCGATCGTCAAATCAGATATCTACACTCCAATTTACAAGATGATTGCAGACGCTAAGCTTCACGAGGGGAACTTGAAGATTCCCGATGGAGATATCCAGGCCAAAGCCAATAAGCTGATCGCTGGCTTGGCAATGAGGCACGGGATCAAAATCCTATATTCAGATTACGCCTACTACGCCGAACCTCAAGACAAGGGCGTTCAGGATGTTCGGCTGTCTCAAGACGGCATCAAAGAGTATGCTAATCGCCACATGCAGAGCACGGAAGAGGCTCTGGAGTACATGACGAAAGAACTTGGACTTCCTTTCAATTTTAGCGAACAGATCCTTGCAAACAATACCGAATGGGCCTCCAAATTTGATGGGTTCAAGTTGGAATATACTTATGCGGTTCCTACAATCGAAGGCGAAAAAGATTCTGCGCTTTTATCTATGGAAATCATTCACGCTAATGGCAGAATGAAATGGGACAATCCTGTTTATGTTGAACGTCTTAAGTACGAACTTCAGGTTTTGGCAAATAATGGCAAAGTGAATCTTCTTCCTTACTTCTTTCCCATTCGAGATGTTTTAAACTACTACAAAGAAAATGGCCAGTTGACAGGGCCAGCTCGCGGATCAGCCGCTGGCTCTCTGTTCATGTATCTCATGGGTATTACCCAAGTAGACCCTATCAAATATGGCCTGAGCTTTGAGCGCTTTCTTTCACTTGATCGTATCCTAACGGGCAATTGGCCTGACGTGGATGTTGACTTAGTTGATCGAGAATTGCTTGTAGGGAAGGACGGTAAGTCTGGATACCTATATGGTCGATGGGGCAATAAAGCTGCTCAAGTCTCTACCAGAATCATGCTGCGCCTAAAAAGCGCCATTAAGGACGTAAATCGATACTTTAAGGGCTCAGTCGAGCCTGAGATCGAAAAGCTCTCGAAATCTCTTCCCACGCCACCTCAGGGCGTATCTGATCAAGCCTTCGTGTTTGGTTATGAAGATGACGATGGAAACGAGGTTCCAGGACTTATCGAGACCAACGAAGACTTAAAGAAGTATGCTGCAGAAAGGCCAGCGGAGTGGGATCTTGTGGTTCGATGTCTCGGTATCGCTAGACAGCACTCAAAGCACGCCTCAGCTTTTGTTATTGCCGACCGCCCTATCTCCGAAATCGTTCCAATGTTCATGGGCAATATTACACAGTATGACATGAAAGCTGTGGAAAAAGCCAAGTTGATCAAATACGACTTTCTTGTTGTCAATCAGCTAAAAGATATTCAGAAGTGCTTGAAGCTAATCTGTAAAAAGAATAAAGAGAATCAGATTATTGGCTACTTTACCCATAACGGTCAAGTGCAATACATCTGGGATTTACCAGAGGATTTAAACGTGTTCGCTAGTTCGTGGGAAGGCGATAATGCGACCATCTTTCAGATTCACACCAGAGCAATGCGGCCATTTGTTCATAGAATCAAATTGAAAAGTATTGAAGATACCTCGTGCGTTCAAGCGCTCGTTCGTCCTGGCCCCCTTGACTTCGTCAATGAGAAGAGTGGCAGGAACATGGCCGAAGAGTATATCGAGCGCCGCAGAGGGAATAGTCAGCCAGATATGTCTGAGCTTGCTGAAATTCTACCCGAAACTTACGGGATCATGGTGTATCAGGAACAAGTTGCCAAGGTCTCTAGGGTACTAGGTAATATGAAGCCTGGTGACGCAGAAGAGTTGCGCCGAGTCTTCTCAAAAAAATTAAAAGAAGATTCGCTCAAAATGAAGCCACTCTTTATGGAAGGTGCGATCAAGAAGCTCGGACAAGAAAAAGCAGATACGATCTGGTCCATGATGGAAACCTTCTCTCGATACGGGTTCAATAAATCGCACTCGGTTTCTTACGCAATGATCACCTATGCGTGTATGTACCTAAACTTCTACTATCCGCTCGAATGGTGGGCAGCGGTTCTCTCAAATGCCGACGAGCAAGAGATCTCGAACGAACTTCATAAGTACGTGAAGGACATTTTGGCTCCACCAGACATCAACCTATCGACTAACGAGATGGTCATTGACTATGAAACAAAAACCATTCGTGCCAAGCTCACAGTTCTTAAAGGGCTCGGAGAGAAGGCGGTCGATGCAATTGTTGCAGGGCGACCATACGCCGACATCAAGGATTTTATTCGAAAGAAAGTCGCAGGACCGTCACTCACTAGAAAGCTCATTCACGTTGGTGTGATGGATAGCTTGTTCCCAAGAGGTCTTGGGTTATTGGACAAGATGCAGATGTACGAAGATGCTGTGAATCAAGTTACGTACGAAGACAAGATCGCAAAGGGCATTAAAGCCAAACCACCAAAGCCTGGTGAGGTTGACCCTCACTATGCTGGAATGCATCCGATTGCTGACTTTGTAGAAAGAAAAACCATTTACCCGACCATGCCTGGAAGTCTTTTTAATGTAATGCTCAAGCACTGTCCTAGAGTGCAAGAAGGCTCAGAATGCAAGCCAATTGTGAGCAATTCTTTGAGTTTTCCAGTCAGATTTGTCAGCGGCCAAGAGGCAATCAGATTAGATAGTTACGAACCTACCAAAAATGACCTTGACTTTGCAGCGGCTGGGTACGTGGTTAAGTGCGATGAGTTCAACTATGCCAAGAACACAAAGAAGGCTCTTAAACTAATTGTTGACTTTGATGGGTATCAAACTGAGAAGGTGATTTGGCCCGACTATGAGACAGGAAAGCTTAAGGAATACGAGGGTTTGAAGAAGGGTGCCGTGTGCATTTTCTTCATGACCCGACGTGTCGATAAAGCAAGTACAAGAATGTCCGATGTCGTGGTGATATATTCTCCTTTACAGGCAGAGAAAGAATAGGTATGATAGGACACATGAAGCGATTTTTTGCCCTTGCCTTTTTGCTGCTCTTCCCAACGCTTGAAACGGAAGCTAGACCAATCACTATCGCAGTGATTGATACGGGGTTTACTCAGGCTGTAGGATTTCCTACGCCAAATTTCTGCAAGTTTGGTCATGCTGATTTTACGACCGAAAAGCCAGTCTACAACAAGATTCCGAGAGACTCGCATGGCCACGGAACGCACGTAACTTATTTGATCGAACAGTATCTGAAAGACATTCCGAATACCGAATACTGTATTGTAGTGATAAAGTACTGGATCCATGGCCAGAAAGCTAGTCGATCAGTTCAAAACACAACAGACTCCCTCGACAGAGCCTACCAAATAGCCGTGGACTTCATCAACTATAGTTCCTTTGGCTCAGAACCTGCAGAAAAAGAAGAAAAGATCATAAAAAAGATTTTGAAAACAAATACGAAGATCGTAACTGCGGCTGGTAATGAGGGTGCTGAGATTGTTTCAGATATCGAAAACGAACTTCGAATGCTAGAAGCAAAGGTTCTTAAAAAGGATCCTCCAAATATTACTACCGCCTACCCCGCAAATTATGATGACAAAATCATTGTTGTGGGAAATTGGGAGAAACAATTTGTTCCAAACCCATCCTCTAATTGGGGAAGTAGGGTTAACGTGTGGGAAATAGGTACAGATGTCGTGGCTGGCGGTAACATGATGACTGGAACAAGCCAAGCAACCGCTATTCATACTGGAAAGCTAGTTAGGAAAACGATACTTGAAAGGAAAACAAATGGAAATTAAAGAAGTGCTAGAGGAACTTTCGTCCCTCACAAAGAAAATCAATACGCCGACCCCTACCAATCCAGCAACCATTCAGGGACACAAGGCCAGAAAGAAGTCTGCAGAACTTAGGATCCCCGACGTAAAGAAGGAATACCGAAGACTGCTAGTTCAGCACATTGTGCCGATCGTGGTCACAGGATCTACTTCAAAAGATTTCTTTGACACTGCAGTTGATAAGATCAAGATCTTGGGAATTGATGGAGAGTCCATCTACAAAGATCTGCTCAGCTTGATGCCAAAAGAAGCATCGTCTGGAAAGATGACTTCCAAGGTAGTAGTTGACGTTCTTTCTCGACATTTCGAAGACCTTGCAGCAAAGTCTGGGGTAGTCTCCTATCCACAGATTTTGTACAAGAACTCGAAAGGTTTTGCGATCAAAGATCAGAAAGACCTGATGAGATTGATTAAGCAATCCATTAATGACGTTGGATCTGAAATGAGCTTGATCTACAATCTCGACAAAATTTCGGAGTATGCATTGGAAATGGGCTTTGATGGTTCAAAGCCATTTCTTCCCGTTTTGGTCCTAGTGGAAGATCAGGGCATCGTTAGCTCTATCCTCGAAGGCCAAAAAAGGTTGTTCGGATCAAGTTACCTGTTGACTTCTGGTGAAGCCTCAGATAGCTTAAACAAGGAAGCGATGGCTTCAGTGAGTTCGACAACCAAAGATAGCGTTTCCAAAGCATTGAAAAGTGTAAAAGACGATTTAGTCAAAAGGAGCAAAAAATGAAATTCGGAACTGGTAAAGTTGGATCTGGATCTAAGAAAAAGTACTTCAAACTCGAAAAGGGAGAAAGTGTTTATCGCATTATCCCGCCGTTTGGCCCGATGGCTGATGCGGATACGTGGGCTGTTTATTACAAAGTCCACTTTGGGTATTATGGACTTCCTAACCCAAAAACGAACAAGGCATTCATGCGTGCTTTTGTGAGTCCTGAGGTCAAGAACTTCAAAAACAGCATTATTGAAGTTGTCGATCCGGCAAACGAGCGCATTCGCCAGCTTAAGGAGGCCCTTGCCAATACTGAAAAGGGTAGTGAAGCCTCTAAGCAGTTGATCACTCTTCTCAAGCGTTACAACCTGGACTCTAAGTGGCATGTAAACGCTGTCAACCTTCAAGGTGAAATCGGCCTTCTTAAGATTCCACACAAGGCGTTCAAGCTTTTGGAAGCCGAAATCACGACCCTTCGTCAATCGGGCGTTGACCCGCTCAGCGTTGAGAATGGTCGGTATTTCACGTTTAAGCGCACTGGCGAAGGTTTCGAAACCCAGTACTCAGTTAGCGTTTACAAGGAAAAGATCGAAGTCCAAGGTCTTGGCGTAGTCGAGAAGGAAAAGGTTCATGTCCTTACCCCTGATCTGATCTCCAAGCTTGGTACGGTCAACCCTACAAACGGCGAAGTGACGTTTGATCGTGATGGTCACAACATCCTTACCCTTTACGCTCGTCCGACAGCCGAACAGGTTGCTCGAATGGTCAATGAAGGGCCTGCTGCTGTAGAAGAAATTCTTGGCCAAGGTGCTCAGGAAGAAGAGGAAGACGGTGACGATGTTGACTCAGCATTGGCGTCCACTTCTGCTGCTTCTTCGACCCCTGCTGCTGCTTCTTCGACCCCTGCTGCTCAGACTTCCGCTGCTCCGGCTGCACAAGCTGCTCCGGCTGCACAAGCTGCTCCGGCTGCAACGCAAACAGTTGCTGGCCTGAAGATCGGCGGATCTGCTCCGACTCAAACGGCTGCTCCGGCTGCGAGTGCGGCGGCTCCGAGTTCAAACCAGAGCCCTGAGGAGTTCCTGAAGAGCATTGGTTTGAGGTAAGAGATGAGCGAGAACAGACTCCCAGCAAATACGTTCAATGACGGGTTGGCCTTGGAACTCCCTGAGTTCCGAGGTCTCCCCTCAATAAGATTGAACGCATCATCGCTTCAAGAAGCCGAAAGAAGGCTTCATGAGGCCCAGCACGTCAACCCTTCAACGTATACTAACCTGGAGCACTGTTTTAGCGAAGCTTATCGAGAGCTAAAGCGGCATCTCGCTACCGTAGGCTACCAAATTACCAAGGTAGAAAACGAGTACGAGAAGAGCAAATCGATCGCGTTGTTGGACAAGTATCAAGAATACATGAAAGACAAGCCAGCTCGATTAGACACCTCGGAATTCAGAAAAGCATACATTTTTAGAGATGCGGAAGTTATGGAAGCCAAGGAAAGGCTCGACTCCCTCAAAGCCCTAGAGATGTTCCTGGATGGCCGAGTTAAAGTTATGGAAAATGTTGTCCGATATATGCGCAAGCGCATGGACCTAATTATTCGGTCAGGACTGGTGAAATAGTGGCCATAGGCATTCTTTCATCACTTGAAGAAGACAAAAAAGAAATCGAGGGCGGTTGGTTCGCCGCCCATCTCGCTTCCAAACACAAGGAAGAAGAGTGTAATGAGGCTCGTGAGCCCGAACTAAAACCCAAAGGAGAATCTATGTCGAACAAGTGGGCAAAACAACTTAAAGCGTACGAAGATGCTGTAAAGTATGAGTATGACGCTTTCGCTCCAGAAAATTGTATCTATACCCCTTCTCCCATGGTCAATTGGATCTTTGCCAATAAGAGCCATGGCCTACCCAAAGGTACTGGACTACTTTTGTTTTCCGAGCCCAAGGCGGGTAAGTCTCTTTTGGTCCAAGCGATGGTTCAAGAGCTTCATCGGCGCGATCCTGAAGCTTTGGCAATCATCTTCAACTCAGAAATGCGAGGATCCTTTCAACAAGGACTGTTCTCTGGGATTGATAAAGATCGTCTGATTATCTACGATACTAACCGTCCAGAAGACATCTTCGACCGTATGGAGAAGGATATTTATCCTATGATTCAGGACGGGATGCCTCTTGGCCTGGCAGCCTTTGACTCCATTACCAACATTGGCGGTACAAAGTCGATGTCGGCTGATCGGTCTGTGAATGACCACCTGATCGGCGACAAGGCCCTAACTATCACAAAGGGCTGGGAGAAGGTTGTCCCTATTTTCAAGCGCCACAAGATCCCCTACATCGGAGTCGAGCAGATGCGTAAGAACGTTGATGCTTCGAATCCTCATGCGCCCAAGGAGAAGATGGCCGGAGTGTTTTCTACAAAGCACGCATTCGAGTACTGGGTTTCGATCAAGAGAGCAAATGCTGCTGATGACAAGGTCGATATCGAAGGAAACAAGTTCGAAAACGATGAAGTGTCAGACGCACGGGGCAACAAGGACCGCACCGGACATAAGATCTACTTCAGAATGGAACAATCCTCTCTTGGCGTCGATGGTCGAGCTGGTGTTTTGACGATTGACTACAAAGAAGGTATTATCAACTCACACGAAGAAATTTTCCTACTCGGAAAGAATACTGGAATCATCAAGAATCTCAACGCAGGCTCTTATGAGCTGTACGGAGAGAAGATTCGTGGAAAGGCCGAAGTTGCCATCCGTATTCGGGACGACCAGGAACTTGCTAAGAGAATCCTTGCGGATCTTAAAGCTCTTGACAGCAAGTAAGGCGGTAAAATGCATAAGTTTGAAAGAAGCCTCCCGACCGTAGAGGTCGAAGGAGTGGTGTATGACCGCACCCTCAAGAAAGAAGTTGTCCAAACCGTAAGAGTTCCTATCGATCCAGACAAGTTTGTCTCGACCAAGGACCAGTTCGAGCTGACCTATTTGCGATGGCGCTACTTTATGCGAGCGGCAAATCCTCCTACCGAATTGGTCAAGAAGTACGAAAAGGCTGCTTTAAAAGTGGCCAAAGAGTCGTACAATGAAAACTATGACGCTATGAAGAATTCCGGCCTAGAGGTCGAGGATGTCTGCAACATTGCTCTTGTCCACCTAGTCAGTTACCTGGGCTGCTACAGCTTGCAGTTTTCCGAGATTGGAAAGACCAAGGTTGCTGAGAAGATGGGTGATGTAAGCCAAGAAGAAGTTAAGCGAAAAGACCTGTCCAACATGATGGTTTTTATTCAGCAAAGGCTGAAAGACTTGGTCAGAGTTTTCCGTCAAAAGAACAAGAACGTTCTAGGTGAGCATTTGGTAGCCGTCCTATTTCAGCTCGTGGACAAGGAATCTCCTTGTACTGACATGGAACTTATCAAAGCGCCAAACAAGTACGGGTTTCGAAGAGTCACTCCCACACACTACAAAGAGGTCAAGAAAAAGCTTGGCACCTATCCTCAAGTGGGCAGATTTGTATTGGGCGATACCGTATACAGATATGTGTACATCCACAACGGCCCGATCTGGACAGCAGATCATGAAAATCCAGAAGACATCGCCGCCTTCAATCCCCAGTCTAGCATTCCTCCGCAAGAGGAAGCGTTTGAGACGATGAGAAGGTATCGAATGGAAAAGCTTTTGGACAAGTACTACAAAGCAAACACGACCAATAAGATCAGAATGCTCAAGCATGCCATAAGCTTTTTGAAGAAAAAGAAGATGGCAAACGAGTTGGTACTTGCTAAGGGATTGTTAAATAAGCTAGAATACAACGAAGGTGTATGAACGATATTCGAAAGTCTATAGATCATCTAATCGATGAGTGGTTCCGAATGCGGTGCCACGAGAAGTACAATAACGTCCCCAGAGGGGGGATGTTTCGCTATCTCAAAGAGCTGTTCGAACTCCTAAAAGAAAATTCATATTCCTACGAAGACCTGACAATCCTACACATCAAAAAGATCAAGAAGCTTTGTCAATGGCAAGAAGGTGCCAATCCACATCCTAAGGCCAAAGTCAAATGGCTAGGAGAGATTGAAGCTAACTGGAACAACGCCTCAGCATTGATTTTTCCATCAACAGATGCTCCGTTGAAGGAAGAGGTAGCTCAGGCAGAAATCGAGTCTCCTCCTATCAGTCCAAATCTATTGAAAACAGATGTTGTGTACGATAAGGATGACATGTCGATCATCGAAGAGTTGGGCATCCTAAAGGAATTTTGTGAGTAAAGACATAGAAAACTTACAAAGAAAAGCCAAAGAGGAAAGTGAGCTTCTTCTCAAAAAGAAGGCGATCGAAGCCCATAAAACTCAGGCTGATTATGACCGAATGGTTCGATCCCAGCAGGACATTGATGCGTGGAAAAACATCAATATCGAAGCTGATAGGCCAGCCTTTATCGAGAGAGTCATCAAAGAGAGCCGTGAGTACATGGAAGCAGCCAAGAGCTGTAAGGAATTCATGTGCAAATCCTTCAATCGAATCGTCCCATTCTTTGCTAAAAACATCATTCTGATGGGAGCAACTAGCGGTGAAGGTAAGTCTACCGTTACGGCCAATATCGCTCTAAAAACGATCATGTCAGGCGGCAAGGTACTTATCATTTCCAATGAGGAAGCTGTGCCAGATGTTTACAATCGCATAACTTGCCTTGCAAAAGGGTGGCTCTATACCAATCACAATGAGTTCACCGATGAGCAAAAAGCCGTTTTAGAGTCAGGCATCAGGGCCTGGGAAAAGTACGTTACGGTCATAGGCGATTCAACATACGGTCCTGGTACCACGACTACAATCGAAGGCGTCCAGAGCGTCATGGAGAGTTTGATCAAGAATGGTCAGAAGTACGACGTGATCATTCTGGACTACATTCAAAAAGTCATGTTCTCAAAGACCAACCATTATCTCCAGACCTGGGAGATCTTGAACAAAATGATGCTGTATATCGACGATTTCAAGAACAGGTACATGGCTCCGATTGTTGTCATGTCTCAACTACACCCATCGAATGGTGAGTCTGAGCGCTCATTCGAAGATCGAATCAGGGGCTATAAGGGCATCATTACGCCCTCCACTTGCGCAATCGAGATGGTAGCCAATAAGAAAGATCTAAAAACAAAGTTTGTAATTCACAAAAACAGGTGGTATGATGGCGATACGGGAAAGCAAACCGTGACGGTAGGGTGGTTTAAAGGCAAATTCGTAGACGAAAACAATCCAGACTTCAAATCCTGGGTTGATCAAAAGAAAGGCGAGAGAGTCGCCAGAATGATGGAGAATGAAAATGGAACAAGAAAATCAAACGATTGATCGTGAACTGACTTATCAGGAACGCCAGGAAATCAAAGCGCTCAGCAAGATGTTCTTGGGCTCCTCTTCGCGCTGGCAAAAGCTTGAGCGCAAAGGCACCCTCACTCCTAAGAAGGACGCTGATGGCAATCCGATCATTGTTGGATACAATAAGAAAGTCAAAACTCCCGTTAAGGTCAAGAATGAGGCAGGTGAAGAAGTTACCGTAATGAAGCCTTCGCCCATGTACCTTTACGAAACGGTTCGCGCCAATCCTCTAGAGCTTTTGGCTCAGCTCCGTGACGCTAAGGCTAAGGTCGATGCGGCTCGTGAAGCTCAGCGACAAGCCCAAGAGGCAAACAAAGCTGCTGCTATGGCCAGTGGTTCGGCAGAAGGATCGACATGATCTCGGAGTCGGGAAGACAACTTCTCGACATCATGTTTCGAGAGGGAGAAGAGGTTTGCGTTAGCCACGATGGATATGGCTACCATAGCATTCCCTTGTCCAGCTTGGAATACAGTACCGTTGAACTGAAGGCTCCTCCAGAGTCAAAGCTGAGCGATGCCATCATCGACACTTCCGAGATTAAGCTAGTTTCCTTGAATCCCACCAAAGGATTCCGCCGAGACGAAAACGTAACGGCATTCCGAAACTTTCTGATCGAGGTTGACGATATGGATCTTGCCGACCAGCTCAGGTACGTTGATGGGATGCAACTGCCCTACTCGGTCTGCGTCTTTTCGGGAAACAAGTCTCTGCACTTTTCGATTTGCCTTGAGGACTCGCTTCCGTCGTACAAGCTGTACTACTATTACGCCACTTGGATTCTCAACATCATGAGTGGCGCAGACCAGAAGACCAAAAATCCGACTCGCTCGATTCGCTTTGCTGGGGCTATTCGAGACGGCAAGGAACAAAAGCTGGTGAAGATCAAGCCCAGGATTCAATTAGCTGACTTGAATAGTTGGCTAAGTCAGTATGAAGGCCAGAAACCTAAGGGTTTTTTCGATGAAAACAAGCCGACCCCTATCGATAAAGACAAAGAAAATCACATACCTAAGTGGGTTTGGGATAAGGTTATAAATGGCATTGACAAATCCAAGGGACGTAACGTAGAATGGTTCAAGATAGCGTCGGAGTTTGGAAAATTGGGCTACGACGCCGAAAGCGCAATTGGATTTTTAGAACAATATTTTGTTAGCGAATACGACTTCAAGAGGAACGAATGGGCAACGACCATTAAGAGCGGAATCAAGAACGGAAGAAAAAAGGCGGGTTTGGAATGAGCCGAAAGTTTACGAGAGACGACATCGATAGGTTGCACGATTATGGCATCCATGTGCCTACTCGTACAATTTACGTTGGCTCGGAAAACTACGACGATTCCGGTGAAACTGGAACAGATTTTATTATGGCTGAAAGGGTGATCAAAAACCTTCACATGCTGGATTCAGTAAACCAAGAGCCGATCACGATTATCATGAACAATCTTGGAGGAGACGTTTTCCACGGAATGGCCATCTACGATGCTATTCGAAACTGCAAGAGTAAAGTCATCGTCAAGGCTACTGGGTATGTGATGAGTATGGGCTCACTGATCTTTCAGGCTGGCGATGAAAGACTCCTATCTCCTAATGCCGTGATCATGATTCATCACGGATACGATTATCAAAACAACCACGTCAAGACCGTGCGTAACTGGGTTGAATTTGGCAAACGATATGATAAGATTTTGAACAATATCTACCTAGAGAAGATTCGGGAGAAAAACAAAGAGTTCAATCTAAAAAAACTTGAAAAGCTTTTAGATTTCGATACCATTCTCCTAGCAAGTGAGGCTATCGAGCTTGGCTTGGCGGACGGAATTTATGGCGAAGAAAAAGAAACTGAAGAAGCCTAAGCCTCGCATCCCAGTCGCGCCTCCTGGAATCCGACACAAGTCGATTAAGGACTACGACCGCAAAAAGGAAAAGAAAGAAGTCAAGAAATTGATCACTGAAGGTGAATGGAGAAAGAAACTATGACCAAAGAATTTCCTACCCTATACAGAAAAGCAATCGGTGGTGCAATCCAATACTGGAACATTCGAGTAGAGGATCGTCCTGCTGTGGAATACCTTGCTCCAGGAGTTGCTGTACCTAATGGTAAAGAGGTTGGCCTAATCATCTCTGAGTATGGTCAAATGGGAACCGAGAGCCCTCAGAAGACGACTGACGTTGTTCTTGAAGGTAAGAATACGGGAAAGAAGAACGAGACCACCGCCGTAGAACAGGCCATCAAAGAAGCCAAGTCAAAGTGGGAAATTCAGAAAAAGAAGAAGGGTTACGTTGAGACTATCGAGGCCGCTGAAGCTGGCGAAGTCGATGATCTTGTAGAAGGCGGCATCTTCCCAATGCTTGCTGACAAGTTTTCAACTAAGGGTGACCGAGTAATGTATCCCGCCTATCTTCAACCCAAACTTGATGGATATCGCTGTATCGCTATCGTTAAGGATGGGAAATGCACCCTATGGTCTCGAACTCGTAAACGTATTAATTCAGTTCCGCACATTGAGCGAGCAGTAGAGAAGCTTGTTGGCGGTGCCAACGCCATCCTCGATGGAGAACTCTACAATCACGATTGGGTTATTCAATATGGAAAAGAAAAAGCATTCGAGATGCTTGGGTGTGTGCGCAAAAAAGAGCCTAACGATTTAGCCAAAGAAGTGTCCTACCATATCTATGACATGCCGAGTGCAGAGTTTTCTTTTGAAGATCGATATAGGATCATAGCAAAGATTTTTGCGCTTTCAGAATCCGCAATAGATAAGCTGGTAGGGGTGGAAACAATTATTGTTCAAGATGAAGACGATGCCATGAACGCATTTGAATCTTATTTAGATAAAAAATATGAAGGAGTAATGATCAGAACTCGATCTGGAGCATATTTTGGACATCCAACAAAACGCTCCCTTGATCTGTTAAAGATTAAAGAGTTTGATGATTCCGAGTTCAAAGTAGTCGGAATCACAGAAGGGCGTGGCAAAATGGCTGGGAAAGCTATCTTTGTGTGCCTTGCCGATAACGGCAACGAATTCGAGGCCAAGATGAAAGGGCCTTTAGAAAAACTGAAAGAGTACTGGGAAAATCCAGACAAGTACGTGGGGAAGATTCTCACTGTGCAGTATCAGGGTTTTACGTCAGCAAAGAAAGTTCCTAGGTTTCCGGTCGCTCTACGCTTTAGAGAGGACTTATAATGAGCGAAGAAAACAAAATTCCCGAATTTACCGAATTCGAGACAAAATACCGTGTTGATCACCATCAACAGTTTCTGTTCAAACAAATCGTAGGCGAATTGCCTGAGATCAAAGACTTCATCTATGTGGAAGGCCCTGATTTCTACTACGTAAATCCTGACCGCGACGGCTTTGCCAGGTATCGCAAACCCTCTTTTGGCCTGGATAATAACCGCGCCGAGATCACGGTTAAGTTCAAGCCCAAAGATGCCAAGAACAACATCGTACGCAAAGAGATCAACGTTCGAGTCGATGGAACTCCAGAGAATACGGCCAAAGAGCTGATTCAGTCTATGGGTTATGAGTTCAATTTCAGCATCTATAAGAACTGCCAGATCTACAAGTTTGCAGATGCTACCCTAGTCTTCTACACCGTTTACGATACAACGGACGGCAAGCCTAAAAACCAGGACAGCTTTGTTGAGATTGAAGTTGACGAGGAAGGTATTAAGGATATGGTCGAGGCCCAGGCTTGGGCGATCATCGAGAAGTACGAGAAGATCTTAGAGCCAGTTGGCGTGTCAGCCAAAAGGCGGCTTCGAAAAAGCCTGTTCGAGATGTATGTGAGGGAGAAGAAAAATGGGTAACATGGACCGCCTCTACAATCTTTTGAAGGACGAAAGCTATCAGCACGCAATCGAAAGGCTTTCTTGGGAAGATAGTAATGCCTATGGCCAGAAAGCCCAAAGTATTGCCGCAAGAGTTAAGAATGAGGTTACTGCAGTCTCCAATGTGGATATCAAACCTGGCTCGGATATGTTCGCCCTGACCAGTTACATTGGTCACTCTCTCGCCAAAATGTACAAAACAATTCTATTGTCAGATGCATCAGATCAGTCTAAGATAGAACTGGCTAATGCGGTCAAAAATATTGAACAAGTAGCAGCTCAGTTTGCCCAGAGCGTTTCGCTGAAGCGAGCCGAGGCAAAGAAGAGGGAGGCGGAATGCAAAGCAAACAACATCAATTTGGCTGGGGTGACACCTTCGGTGTCCGAG